GCCCAGAACGCCGAGAAGCTGCTGCATCACGTCCACGATCAGCTTGCCATCGGTGCGCATCGACGCCACCAACGCCTGATACACCTCGGCATCAGTAACCGGCGCGCTGGCGTAGCGAAGGGCGTCACAATAGACGCGGGCAAGGCGACCGATCGGGGGAACCGTGCCCATTGCCAGAACCTCGAAAGCCTGCACGGGACGGCCTTGGATAAGACCGTCCTCCACGCGCATGATAAGCTCCATCTGGCGGTGTGCCTCGACGCTGTAGGTTTCCCCACCCCACGTCAGGTCGAAAGGCTCGAAACCCTTCATTACACAGCCGCCGTGAAGGTGTGGGCACCGTTGCGAACAAGCGTTGCCTCGAAGGTCGTGGCACCCTGATACTCGCCTGTCTCAGAGTACCCGGTCAGCACCCAATTGCCGCTGATCTCGTCGCCGTTGGCGCGCTCCAGGGTAATGTCAGACAGGAACTTGTCGCTGTCCGTGGTGGAAATCGCCAGATCAAAGAGGACGTCGGCATCGGTAAGGCCCGAGACACTGATCTCCAGCGTGGTGCTGGCGAACTTGTCGTCCAGGAACGTGGTCACGCCATCCTCATCGTCGGTCGTCACGTCGATGGTCTGGCCCTGCCAGTTGAACGATTTGGTTCGCACACTCGCAATCGCGGTGGAGTTCTTTTTGACCACGAAGTCGCGGCCTGCACTATTTGCCATGGGGAGGCTCCTTCAAAGGGAAATGGACGCTTCACAGCGTTCAGATCGCGCGCTTGCCCAAGGCGCGGGATAGGGCTAGGCCGCTTACGCGGATTGGATAAGCGCGCGAAACTCGCAAACGCCGTGGAAAGTCTGGTCTTCATCCCGCAAGACGCCGCTGCTTTCCCGAAGGAGGCTGTAGCAGCGCCAATCGGTTTCAAGCGGTTCGCCATAGCGGGGCAAGAGAAGGTCATAATCATGCAGGGCGTCGTAGATCTGGCCCTGAATTTGCTTGACCTCCAACATGCTGCCCGAGCGCGACCACGTGTGAATGCGCGTCAGCACGTCGAAGTTGAACGAGTCCTGCGCGTCGAAGATCTGGAAGTCCGCAACGCCAATCGTGACATACGGAAAGGCGCTACCTTGCGGCGCAACATCGTAGACCCCTGTGGTGGGCAGGCCCGTACCGACAATCTGGTCAGTCAGCCGCGCATAGATCGCCTGCTGGAAATCAACCTCAACGCCCATTGCGACGTGCCGCCCGTGCTAGCGCCTGCGTGAACCGGCGCACGAATTGATCCAAGAAAGACTTCATCGCGCGGCTCTCGAAGCTGCGCAGCGTCCGAAGAAAAAACGCATTCTCCGCAAGCTTGGTGGTGCCGTACTCCACGAACCGCCAGTAGTAGGACCGCGCCCGGACAATCACGTCAGCGCGCACTAAACTTCCCTGGTTGCGGCGGCGCTTCACGGCGATATCCTTGCGCAGATCGCCCTCGTCTTTCGGGGCTTCCTTCCGCGCGTCGTTGCGCAGTTCCGCTGCCATGCCGCCCACCGTCGCGCGCATGATGTTGCGCGCCTCGCGAGGGGCTACCTTGTCCAACACGCGCTTCACGTCATCGACGCCGCGCAACTCCGCATCAATCCGCAACGCCACGCTCCGCTTCAATAATCAGGTACATCTTCCGGGTGCCTTCGCGCTCGATCCGGCGGATGTTGTAATTCTCGCTGCGCCAGACGATCCGGTCGTCCTCGGAAATGTCCGTCCGGTTGCGCACCGTGAACAGGTAGCGCGTAGTCGCCTGCTGCTGGTCTGCCTGCATTGCTTCAGTGCCGCCCATGGCGCGCACGTTGGCCCATACGGTCGGGGTGCTTGGTACGCTGCCCCATGCCCGAGTGCTGCCGCCCATGCCGTCAGAGGTCAGCGTTGCGGTCTGGAAGGTCACACGCTGATCCAGCTTGCCGGGGCTAGCCATACCAGCCGACCCGCTCGGCACCGATAAGGGCGTCAACCGCCATCGGAACCTCTTTCAGGGACGCCTCGGAGACCGCCATGCGGTGTTCGTACCAATGCGCCACCGTCATCAGGATCGCCTGCCGGATGCTCTGCGGCACGTCGCTGCCCGCGTCACCGAACCCGGCGACGTAGGTAATCTTGATTGCGTCCGGGCGGTTGTATGCCCCCGGCCAAGCGTTGCCGCTCTTGGGCAGGACGCGCACGAAGTCGCCGTCTAGCCGTGTCTCGAAATTGCCGAGCGTCGCCGTTTGCAGCGTGTTGTCGCTGTCGTAATACTCAACCGATGTGAGGCTCTGAAACGGTCCAATCGGAAGCCGAACTTGACCGGGCGCATTGCCCACCCATTCCGCCCACGATTGCGTGACCATCGCGCGCCCAAGGATGCCGAGACCGTCGAAGTGCGCAACCGCCGCATCGATCAGATCTCCGATCAGGCTATCCTCGTCGGACCCATCCACGCGCAGGTGTGCCTTGGCTTCAGACAGGCTCACAGGCGTTGCGGCAGGGGGTGAGACGCGCACAGTGGTCATTTGCTGGCCCTCTCCGCCTTCCGGCGCTTGGTGGCCTTCTCCGGCGCTTTCTTGGCGCGCACAGGTTCAGCCTGCCCCGCCTCGATCATGCGGACAGCCTCATCATCTGGAACGGTGATTTCGTCCCCCATGTTTTGGGGTTCACCAATTACGGCACGGGAGACGAGAAGACGCACACGCATTAGCCAGCACTCAGAGTCAGAACGCCGGCATTGGAATAGAGCGCACCTGCCTCGGACGGGTCCGAGGTGGGAAGGCCGGTGATGACAACATTGGTGCCGTTAACGGTCAGGGTCACGTCGCCCAGAACCACCGCGCCACCGTCATCGACGTTCAGCGTCTCACCACCTTGCGGCGTGTAAACTTTAACGTTTGCCATGTGACAAATTCCTTATGAAGTGAAAGGAGCGCGGGCAGTCACCCACCCGCGCCAATCGCTTAGGCCATCACAAGATGCTTGACGGCGGCGGTATCGGTCAGTTCACCGTCGAGACGGATGTAACCGGCGATGCCGAAACCGGGCCAGAAGTCCTTGTCGGAGATTGCACCGACCATCGGAGCGCCAACTTTGCGCACGATGTACTTGCCAAGGTCGCCAAAGATGACGGGCTTGGTGCCGGTTGCGGCGTTCGCCATCGCCTGGTTCACGCTGTAGTTGTACCCAAGGAAGGTGGGCGCTGCGCCCTGGATGTTGTTCGGCTGCCAGAGATACTGGCCGTCACCGTCCTTCAACTTGCGCAGAGCCGAGAAGGTGGTGTCGTTGAACATGAACCGGACACGCGGCGAAGCGCGGTAGGCCGGATCAACCGAATGGATCAGGTCGATCAGTTCATCCATGGTGATTGCGGTCGTGCTGGTCGCAGTCTTGCCCGCTGCGGACGCGGTAACGATACCGTTGGGATCGCCCGTGCCGTCACCCACGGTAAGTTCCGTGTTGGCGCGACGGCCAAGACGCTCACCCAGAAGCTCGCCAAGGAACTGCTCGATGTTGAAAGCGCTGTCGTCCATCAGTTCCTTGGAAACGCGCAGCCATTCGGTGTTGTAGGCGTAGGCGTCCAGCGTCTTGGAGCCAAACACAACGTCCGAGCCGCCGTCGTCGGTCAGGGTCGTGCCTTCGGTGTGCTTCACCACGACCTTGGCCGTGTCATTCACCGTCGGAATGGTGATCTGACCGCCGCCGGAAGTGACCATCTCCATGGTGACGCCGGGGTCATACATCGGGCCATAAGCCGCCATCGACTTCACGATGAAATTCGCCATTTCGGTGGGGACAGTGTAGCCGCCCGCCGCATCGGTGGTCGTCTGGGCGCGAGATTCAATCGACTTGTAGCCGCTTTGCAGAACGCCGCGCGCCTCCGAGGACATAGCGCCAACTTGGCCCTGGTTTTGCAGGTACTCCACAAAGGCCGCGCGATAGTCCATGTCGCCGCCCTGGCGGGCTTCACCGGCATCCACGCCGGGGCGCTTGGATTCACGCTTGGCGCGCTCTTCGGCTTCCGCCTGCTCCGCTTGGCGGGCTTCGATTTCTTCCTGCTTGGCAAGGCGTTCGACTTTGGCGCTCAGGGCGTCATAGTCCTTCATGGCCTTGTCGTGCTGGCCTTCCAACTCGGCCGCGCGGGCTTCGTCTTTCGTCTCGGACGCTTGGTCCAGCAAAGAGCGGGCTTCGGTGGCGGCGTTCGCCATCTGCTCCCGCAGCGTTTTAAGATCAGCCATCTTGGGCCTCCTTCTAAGGGAACTGGTCAGTCGTCACGACGATCAGGTTCCAGACCTTGCCCAAGGGTCGGGATAGGGCGTTCAACAGCGAGAGCGCCGTTAAATCAGGCCGCGTTCCTTCATGGCCAAAACGCGGCGTTTGTTGGGGATGCTCGACCGCGCAGCGGGCGCACGGGACGCCTCCAGGCTCCGCAGCGCAATTTCGGTGCCGTCATACGCAGGCGTAGTCACGATAGACACGTCATGCAAAGACGCCTTCTTGATTGTCCGCAACGGGGTCTCGCCCGCCTCGTCCCATTCCTGAATTTCAGGCCAGAAGGCAAAGCTCATCTTATCCAGATCGCCGCGCTTCATCTTGCCGGAAATGGACTTCACGTCCGGGTCTTCCGGGTCGAGCGTGGTTTCGATCTTCAAGCCGTGGTCGTCTTCGGAAAGCTTCAAGGTGCCCGAGCGGGTGCGCGCCAGCGGCAGGCCGTCATGGTTGATCAGGAACACGACGTCATCGCGCCCGATTGCGTCCGCAAACGCTCCGCGCTCAATCACTTCCCGAAAGTATCCGCCGATATCGGTTTCTTGCCCAAATACCGCCGCGTAGCCTTCAACCTTGATGCCGTCGTCATCGGCCCGGATCTCTGCGGGGATACCCGCGCGCTTTTCAAATTCCATCGTCTGCCCCTTGGTTGTCCAAGCCTGTATGGCCCTCTAGGGGCACGGTTGCGCCCTGAATAAACAGCTTGTCGCCGCCTTCCAGAGGTTCTCGGTTGTCCATTCCGCGCGCTTCATTCGGCGTAAGCTGGCCCGTCTGAATGGCGGTGCTGTTGCCTTCCATCCGCGTCTTGTAGTCGCCACGCAGGAGGCCATCGACGTTGAACTCCACAAACCGCGTGGAGCCGCGCCCGAACAGTTTCAGGTTCAACTCCGCTTCCAGTTGTTCCACCCACCGTTTCAGGGTGTGCTTAACGAGGTGCAGATCCTGCTGCTCCGAGTTGGAGAAGGTCGCCCGCGAAAGGTCTTGCAGGAACGTGGGCGGCAAAGAGTAAATCCGCGCGATCTCGATGACCGCAAATTCCTGCGTCTCAACAAGCTGCATCTTCTCCGGGTCGGAGCCGAGCGGCTTCAATTCATGGCCGAGAGGAATAGCCAGGACGTTGCCGCCCTTGCGCGCCGCCTCCTTGGTGGCCTCTGCTACGTTTTCAGATGCCCGCGCCGCCGCCTTCTCAGACCCAAACGGGCCTTGCAGCGCAAACGCTGGCAACCCGCCGTTCTTGAACAGCTTGGATCCGTATTCGTTGGCGTTCGCAGCCTTGCCAATAGCAACCGCGCACTGTCGAAGCGGGGAGCGGTGCGTTAGAAGATCAGACCGAAGCATGAACGTCATGTCTATTACGTCCATCTCGTCATAAACTTGGGTCTTGTCGCCTGCCTTGTGCTTGTACCGCTTGCGCCCATTCGACATCCGCTCAACCGTCGCGCCGATCAGCGGAAACAGGTTGATGGGCCGCCCCATGCTGTCACGCTCGATGTAGGTGACGAAACGCCCCTCGGTCAGAACGCCTGTGGAGAACATGTCAAAGCGCCACTGAAACGAAGAATACCCGTCATTCACTTGGTTGTGAAGCATGTCCACAACCGGGTTGGCCTTGGTGGCCTTCACCTTCTTTTTCACGCCCTTGCTGTCGCGGTCGAAGACGTTCAGGGGAAGCCCCGCGATGGTGCCTGAGATGAAGTTAACCGCAGCCCAAACAGCCGGGACGCCAAGCGCCTCATCCATCGAAACCGACGCGGAACCGCTCAGGCCGAAAATCTCCATGAAGCTGCGTGGCTCGGACTGCGTGAACGTCGCCTCCCGCTTTTCACGCTTGCCGAATCCAAACATCATTCAACCTCCAAGACGAAATCTTCGTCATCCCATGGGGACGACAACCCGCCGCCGTAATCTCTTGACGTTGCCGCGCCTACGGCCATCGCCAGCGCGACCGCCATATCAATTCGCGCCGTTGCCTTGTGCTTCGTGAACCGCCGCAAATCCGAAGGCGACCTATCA